ACGCGATAAAAGCATCTTATACTCCAGAACAAGGTCTTTTCTTACGATATTCGCTCGATTCTGGTCTTATCATTATACCAGGGGGTATTTCTAACGAATCATTTACGGCACCAGGTGGTTTGTCGAGTAGACTCGTGATAGATGATATGTACATTTTCGGAAACGTTGACGGGAACGTTGACGGGAACGTCGAAGAATATTAATTTGTATATTATAAGAGATGGATTACGAAGACCCAGACAAATACGGTGAGGCGTTTGATACTACAAAACTATCAATTGATATTATTTACGGTTTAAAACTATCATCTGATACCACCACCATAGGTAAGCCTAATACGCTACCACTTTATTTGAAACTTGGTGAAGAACTCGAATACAACTACACGAAAGATGTGAAACGAACTGGAGATATCACTAATGTTATTTCTTGGAAACGAATGGCGCATTATAGGCCAATTTCTCGACCGTACGGAGAAACGATGATTAACGACGAGGGTACGTCAATTGGCGGTGTAAAGTACGCCACAAAATACCTTCCTCGCGCGGACGAATTGACCGCATATGTGGATTTGAACGAAGGACCTCTTCAGGGGGAGGTGTTAGAATATATTCGAATGGGTAACATGATAGAAACACCGACACCATCTTGGACACCGACATCATCTTGGACACCGACACCATCTTGGACAGCGACACCAACGGAGTCTTGGACACCAACTATTTCGTACACACCTACGGAATCACAAACTCCTACGGTATCATACACCCCCACTCTTACTGGTACACCCGCACCAACACCATCCTATACGGATACGAAAACACCAGATTTAGAATCAGTCAGTATTATGTTCAGAAGTTTATGGACGGACTCGAGTAATGCTTACTTCATAGTTAAATCTGATGCAGGTAGAATTGGTATGAAATTTAGATACAGGAAGTTTATAAACGACTTTTACGAAAAAAACAAGGATGTCGATTCCCTGGGCTTTGGTTGGTTCGACGCCAAGTCGAATAATGGATATGTGTTTAACCCTATCCGTAAGATCGTTTTAGATGTAGATAATATAGTCATACCCGATCATACACTCGACATTAACGGTTACATTAATAACGTATACAGAGACCATTTATGGGTGGATAAAGAATCTACATTCACGGATATTGAAATGACAGAAAGTTATGAGAGCTGGGGAAATATGGTACTTACAAATGAAGATACGTTTGAATATGCTTTAACGGATGGTATAAAAATTAGAAAAAAATATGAAGATGGGAACGAAGTAATAAAAGGGATTGAATTTAATATACCATTCAACGAAGTATCATTATTATCAAGTGACAATGAACAAAATGAACGTTATGAGAAATTCATTAACACTAAGAATACATCATTAGTTACTGGTTATGACAATCCATTTGATTGTGTATATTTCATTTTCGAAGGTTCCATGGAGAATTCGAACATAACCGATTTAGAGGTACATGCATCAACGCAGGAACAAGTATTGGACAATGGTATTTGGCAATTTATGGATAACCCTTATTACGTGTCGCCAGATGGTGTTCGGGTGATAAGTCATGTAAACCCGGATTACTTGTACTCGATTGAAACACCAACTCCATCATTTACACCTACACAAACTAATACAGAAACAATATCGTTTACACCTACACCGACTATGACATATACAGAAACAATATCGTTGACACCTACACCGACTATGACATATACAGAAACAATATCGTTTACACCAACATTAACGTGTACACCAACCGTTACAGAAACAATAACTGACACATTAAATTTGTTCAATATTAATAGAGACAAGGGTGTAAATATTATAGGCGAGTTACAAATCATTAAAAGAGATGGCACCATTGCAACGGCTAATCGCTTTTTCAACATTGGTCTCGAACCAAATTTTATAGATTTTGATATTTAAAAATAATATTTGTATGTACAATATCTTGTGATGGAGCTTGTATTCGACACTGAGACGAATGGTGCAAAAAAACCAGACGGAACGCTCGACAAAACGAATCAAGAAATTGTTCAAATGTCATGGATTCTTTCGTATCCCAATGGTCAAGAGGTACGAAAAAATCACATTATTTCGGGTGTTTCGCATATTAACTATACTGTGCCTCATGACATTACCGTTGATATGTGTAACACAAAGGGTGTACATTTTTCAATTGTCATTGACGAATTCATGACAGACGTCAAAGACGCGTCTATACTTATCGCGCATAACTTTTCATTTGATTCATCCGTCATATTGAACACAATGCGTCGTAAAAATATACCATCGCTCTTCATGGAGAATTACTTTAGAAAAAAGGGGTTTTGTACCATGAGGAAGACTGCTCGTATTTGTAAGCTCATCGGAAGAACTGGTAAGGAAAAGCCACCAAAATTGAGTGAATTGTATTATCATTACTTCAAAGAAGAACCAAACGGAAAACTTCATGATGCCCTGTATGATTGTGAAGTAACACTCGCGTGTTTCAAAGAATATAAAAAGAACACGATGATTATAACGTAATGACTGAGTATTACGACCTTCTCGGTATTCAAAAAAGTGCTTCGCCAGATGAAATTAAAAAAGTATACAGAAAACTCGCTATGAAGCATCATCCAGATAAGGGTGGTGATGAAAATAAGTTTAAAGAAATTACAGAAGCATTCGAGGTACTATCAGACGAACAAAAAAGAAGTCATTATGACCAATTCGGGAAAAAGCCGCAACCTGGTCATCCAGGACACCAAGGTGGATTTCATCAAGGATTTGGAGACCCTTTTGATATTTTTAATTCGTTTTTTGGACAGCATCATCCAACCCAGCGTACGGATCATGAAAGAAAGAGACGTCAAGATACCATCGTAGAATATGCAATTTCTATAGAGGATGCATTTGTCGGAAAGAGTGTGAAACTAAAAATAAATCACAAGGGATGTTGCAAAGCGTGTAATGGAAAAGGGAATTTAAAGGAACCCATCATATGCGAAATGTGTAGAGGGATAGGGCAAATTCAACGCCGTATTCAAATAGGTCCTATGCAGCAAATCATAAGACAGCATTGCGAATCATGTAATGGTAAGGGTAAAACATTCGACCCGAGATATCATTGTCAAACGTGTAATGGTTGTGGTGCTGTACAATTAAAAGATGATGTATCTTTTACGATACAACCAGGTATAAAAGAAAATACTACTACTCGGATTCATGGGATGGGGGATTATAACGGTAGTAATAATGATTTAATCATTCGTTTCAAATATAAGAGTCATGATAAATATACGGTAGATGGTTATCATATTCATGTGAGACAAAAGGTTCCAATGTATGAGGCGTTATGTGGATCAAGATTCTTATACAAACATCCTGATGGTAAAGAATATATCATACACACGGAGATTATTCTAACACAAGGTAAAACACATACAATACACAGAATGGGAATGTCATCAGAGGGGTCTTTATTTATTCATTTCGATATAGAATTTCCAGAACGATTATTGTCTCCTAACAAAGATTTGGCACAAATTCTAAATTACACGAGTACGACACTCCCTCCTTGTGAAAACGAAATAATTTTAAAATGATTATACAATATATGTATGCTATTCATACATACCATGCCTATATTCTGCTAGGTATACATGAAATTATAAATGACCGACCACTTCCTAATTGGTATGTCGGTATATTTATTTTTATGGTATTCAAAATCGTCGCAAAATATGAAAAGTGTACCATAAGTTACTTGGAATGTAAATTAAGAGGAGTTAGAAAGGAAGAAGGATATATTAATAGATTATTACAATCATTTATTTACATGCCAATAAATGTAATCGAATTGCTACTTTTCACAACACTCTTTATATTCTATCAAACACAAATAAAAAACATTCGTTTAATATAATGGACGATAAACAAAAGAAGCGTTTACAAACCATTACGATGTTCATCGAGATTGCGCTCCTCATTCTAGCCTTTCAATTTGTTTTCGAGCGTAATCCTAAGATACGTTCTATGGGTGGTGCAAAAGCTATACTCTCTGCTTTATGTTGTACCCCCTGTTACATTGGTTATGCACTCGCATACCCACTTAAAAACATTAAAGCGTAAATTCTAACTTTGTACCCCCGTTATATGGGTTAGAGAGCCCCGATTCAAGCATGAGATTATTTATAGTTTTTCTAGAATATCTCCTGTTTGTGACGTGTACTAATACACGACCATATTTGTCATACTTTCCACATCGTAAAAATACATACGAATTCATTCCACCACATAAATCGATAAATTTTTGTCTCGCTTCCTTTGCTTTCTCTATATGGATTTCTCTGTTTTCCATTGATTTTAGTGGCTTCATTTCAGGTGTATCATATCCTACCGGTCGAAATGTCAACTTTTTCATCAGACCATTGTGATACACAACTGCTCTGAATGTGTCTCCATCGTACACATTCACTACAACACCATAACATTGCACACCATCCATGCTAAATTGTTTTATCGTGTCGTTCGCCTTACACAAAAGATACTTGTGATAACAATCTTTCATGTATCTATATATATATATAGTAGGTCTCATTACATTATTTAAATTAAAAATAACTACACTTTTTACAACAATTTATATTATTGTAAGAAATGTATGCTCTCTACGGGGTTCGAACCCGTGACCTTGGCGTCACTTAATGCTTTCATGTTTTTTACAACACTCTTGTATAAATAAATTATAAGCACCACGCTCTAACCAACTGAGCTAAGAGAGCAAGTGTGAACAACCATGTGTTCACACTATACTATATGCTCATTTCTTTAAATGCTTTTGTTTGGTGTTTTATTGGGGCTTTTGTTTGGTGTTTTATTGGGGGTTTTGTTTGGGGTTTTATTGGGGGTTTTGTTTGGGGTAATCCCATTAGCCATCAACAGACTACCTAATTCTAATAGGTTAAGTTTTTCAATCTCTTTTTTCTCCATTTTCACATCTATTGCTAGTGCGATTTTTACTAACTTCTGTTTTTTATAAGGGTTCGGGTTATTTTTGGTTTTCCTTTGTAATTTCCCCTTGTCAATTCGGTAAGTTCCGATATGTATTTTGCAAACCCATTCTTTGTAAGATACATCGGTAAGTTGTACAATTGCGCTTATACGATCGCAAACTTGTAACGCAAACATATATCTTGCCTTTTTGTTATTGTACGTCATTGCTTCACCGAGTAGATATTGGTTCAATTCATTCCAGAAATCGGTTGTTATTCTCGCTTTCTTAACGAGGAGACTGGGATTTGGGGTTTCCTTATCCCAACCAACGAATGGTTTCATTAATGGTTTCAAGAATGCAAGATCAAATTTAAATCTCAAACCAATGTCAACGGGGGTTGCATACAAATCCAAATCTCTTTTAAGCACAAAGGCTTTTAATTTGTCAATCTCTTTATACATTTTCAGTTTTTGTTTATAAATTTTGTTGCGATTTCCTATGTCGTTGTTGTTTTGATGGATACCTATGATGTTGTTGTTCAATGCTGGCATTATTTTATACAATAAAATTGTGACTAATCCATAGTTTGAAAGCGAATACGGTTACGGTTAGTAAGATCTCTCAAGATAATTCTAATAGGTTAAGTTTTTCAATCTTTTTTTTCTCCATTTTCACATCTATTGCTAGTGCGAACGTAAGTCCGTATTAAATTGATGTGATGATTTCAAAAAGAAGCGTGTGATCAACGACACTATTCACGTCACTCGACGTCACGACGTCTCCGTTGTGTTTTTTGAAAGATATACGTAATTTGCCAAGTTTATTTACAACTGGTTTAAATTCGTAATACTTTCTGTCAAAATCCGCTCCTCTCATTGGTCGTACATCACCTGTGTTCAACTTATCAAAATAACACACAGCAAACGACCTATGAGATGCACTGTCATCTACAGATTCAACACGATCTTTGCATTCCTCTATGTCAATTATTATGTATTGTTCATTATCGACTTTTGGAAAAGAAATCCCCTTAAGCTCGATGCTATGCACATTCTTGAAGGGGGTATTCATAATAATGTCATACTGAAAATCATTCGTTTTATTTACATCCCTGCTATCTACAAAAAATATATGAGACCTTTCGTCAACAGTATTTGGTTGGGGAATATAGACGTTTGAATATAACCTATCTTGTTGTCCGTTTTCAACTGAACACTGTTGATAATTCATTATTATTTTACGAAGAAAATCATCCGGTGAATTGTTGTCTTACATTTAAATCCGAAAATGGTCTGTACTTACCGTCCATCCCTAATGTTTCATTTGGTGCAAATATACCGTTTTGCTTAGGACACCCCTGAAATGATTCTATCGCACCAGAAACATCAGCCATTGAAAGCTTCGACACATCCTTGGTAAGCTCTGAAAGTTTATTCACATCACACCCTGTTATAGTCCCTTTCTTACATTTTTTTGAATTGCATTCTTCAAATATTGTTCCGTCATCAAATGATTTACCGTACGCGCTACAAATATATCCCTTCGATTTATGTGTCATGCCGAATTGATCTGTGTATTCCATGTCGTTACACTTCGAATCATGAGTCAATTTGCCATTTGCATCGCTTGTTGTACAAAAGTTATCCATTTTCCATGCGCACGCGGAAGAACAATCTTGCTTCTTTTCTTCCGGCATACCCTGGTTATAATCTATAGGACCACTTGAATCCACCCGCATGAGGCTATTAGGATTGTCTTTCGCATATGTGTAATCCTGATACTTTTCTTGTAATGCTTCTTGTGAGTCTTTACTGAATACCTCATCTGTGCTCACAAATGATTCAACCTGCTTCGTTGTTGATAGCACGTATAAAAGTACAAAAAGTATGAATATGGATACCCATTTATCTTCACATTCCATTATGATATTATTATATTATCATATTATATATGACACACGACGCTATCCGAGTTTTTTTAAATCAATCAAATCCTCGTACACATGAAATAGAATTTCGATTGAAGGATCATACCATGGATCAGGGTGTCGATTTTCAAACATTCGAGAAAGTAAAAGCTTTAGTATCTTCGAACCCCTTATGGAAACCAGAAAAGGAAGAAATATCTACTATTGTTTTCTATCAACATAATTCCAGTAGACATCAATATAGAACAGTCAACGGTGTTCCTGAATTCAAAAAACGTATATTTTTACAACAACAATTGAAACAACAATTGGATGACATAGAAAAAACGTATGGTATCAGATGCGCTCAATCAATCGAAGAACCAATTCGTATACGAAATCCAGAGGATTATTACGAGACCATGAAAAGACACAGAGTGCGTCATTCTTTTTCGTATGATTCCCTTAGACTGGATTTCACAAAAGTCACTCAAAGTAATGGGATCTTTTTTGAAATTGAATGTGAATATATCAAACCTGGTAAAATTGATGTCGTCCCAATTTTATTAGACATAGTGAAGCATATTCAAGGTGGTGTAAAAATAATGACTAATCCTGAACTACGACAAGCTGCGTCATCATTTCACGCACTTTTGAAAACTCATAAATTTCCAGCACCACTTCCTCGTACTATGACAAAAGAAGACATAGATAGCGTTTCTTGTGCTTATAGTGTAACAGAAAAAGCGGACGGAACGCGTTACTTAGCCTATGCAGATTCAGAAGGATTCATGTATTTCATAGGTAGACCCAAAGGTAAGTTCACAAAATGTATTTACATCGGTCGTTCCAAGCTAATAAATATGGTCATTGACGGGGAATTAGTTGGGAATCATTTTTATGCTTTCGATGCTTTGTATTATAAAGGTGATTTGCGACAGCATCATCTAAAAGTTCGTCTGTCTTATCTCGGAAAAGTTGTTAACAGAGTAAATAAATACGACACATTACGAATAAAGTTTCATATCAAAACCTTTTATTTATCACATAACGGAGGAACTATCAAAATGAACATACACGATGGAATATCATCCCAATTTATTCGTTCAAAAGATATTTTTCAGACAGCTACAGAGGTTTATGAAGCAAATCATGCGTATGAACTTGATGGAATGATTTTCACCCCGATGCATATGGGGTATTACAATGAACGTATCTTCAAATGGAAAGAACATAATACAATCGATTTTTACTACTCAAATGGAACTTTACATATAGCTGGTAATCGGGGAAAAGAATATATAAATTTACCATTTTCTGGTTTAGACGGCAAGGGTACGTTCGATGTTTTCAAAGGTGGAAGAAAGATACAAGTGAAAAACGACATTTTCATGTCGACAAATATACCCGATAATGTAAAGTACGGAAAAGTAAACACATCCGTATTCAAACAATACGAGGGACAAGTTGTCGAGTGTCACTTTGATTCCATCGAAAAAACATTCATCCCAATGAAGGCTCGTGGTGATAAAGTGTTAGCGAATAATGTCATGGTAGTCAATGATGCATGGAAATCAGTCGTTTTCCCCTTCACATTAAATGACATAAATGAACAACAATACACATGTATTAGACGATTTCACAATAGAATTAAAAAATATATCATAGATACTCATAAACATAAAGAAATTCTTGATATTGGTTCCGGCGCCGGAGGAGATATTCAAAAATATATTGATTCTAAAGCAAAACGTGTCGTTGGATTCGATATAGTTCCCGTGAAATATCCTCATCCTGACCACATGACATTCATTCACATGAATAAACCATCATATGACATTAAGACAGTCTTAGCAAATAAGCAGATACCCGGAATGTTTGACGTCATATATGTTCATTTTGCGGCTCACTACTTCTTCCGTGATATTCGTTTACTTCACCAATTTATGACGAATATATCTAAAACCCTTCGGAAGAATGGGAAATGTATCATCACAATGATGGATGGCGCCATGATGCATACTTTATTTGAAAAGAACGGTATTAAAAATGGATCGACTTTACAAATCAACAAAAACAACAAGCCTCTGTGTACCATGAAACGCAATTATGAAACATTTGAACTTGTCGGTAATACGATTGAAGTCATGCTTCATGGCACAAAATATTTCAATACCGCGAGCGTCGAGTACGCGGTTGACACAAAAGCGTTCGCACATCATATGAAAGAATATGGAATGACCATCACTTCAAAGAAGGGATTCAAATCATTCAAATCATTTGATGAACACGATATTTTACACCCAGCAGAACGTTCTTTCAGTTATATGAACTGTGTGCTTGAATTCACTCGATCGTAAAACACATGAATTATATTTTGAGTATATATGTAATGAGTATCGTATTTACTCTCACCACATGTTTGCATCTTCCAGGAAAGTTGAAACAAACAAAAGAATGCCTCCGCGCCTTGTTTACAATTGAAAGACACTGGGCTTTTGTCGATTCTTTTGTTCTCATAAATGAATATGATCCTAATAATCCGAGTGGTGTAGATATTTCCTGGATTAGAAAAGAATATCCACTCTTTCAAATTATACAAAAAAGACAAGAAGAAATGGGACAAGCATATTCCGTAAACATCATCATTGATATACTTAAAGCATCAGATGCAACATATTGGCTTCATTGGGAGGAATCTTGGATGATACAACAGCCATTTTTGTTAGACGCCTTGAGCGTCATGCAAACTTGCCCCGATATTTCACAGTTACAAATAGCAAGAGGTTGGGATGATGTACCACATGAAACACACGATGGGTATTTCGTCATTTCAAAGGAGTATCATTCTCTCGTCGATAAGACGTTGGGTTCAAATCCTATTCATAGTATATGGAAACGTAAACCTTGGCCTCTTTTTTCACTTCAACCAGGTATCGATAGAATACAACATATTGTGAATATTGGGTATTTTAATCCAAATCATAATTCAGTTCCAAAAGGAAAGGTGAATGGTTCTGAATTCAATTTTTCTCATAGATGGTATCTTCAAGGTGTTAAAAAGGGTGTTCTTATTCCTTTTAGAGCAATTAGAGACGTATCCCATAATTCTACAAGTTCTTTTATTAAATGATTATGCTATATCTTTTAATATAATGTATTCGTTTGGATCTTTCGTGGTTATGAACGAATACGTATCTCCCGCTGTATCTAAGAAATCGTCTGGTAATGGGTCGTTGGGTAGATGTGCGATTATCTTTGGTTTCACAAGCGGTTCTAACTCCTTCGCAAGCCATATGAATTTTCCAGTGGTTCCGAGTTTATGTTTCACAAATTGTGTAGCTCCGCTTTTTGCAATATCTCCTAGTGTAATTTTATCTAATTTCCCTGATAAATGCTTCATCATTTCTTGTGGTGACTTGTAATTCGTTTTGAAATACCAAAATCCAGCACCTCCTACTACAATAAGGGCTAACATCATTTTTTTCTTTCTATCATCATTACGATACCCACCGTACCCCATCATTTGAGGAGGTGGTGGATATGCATATGGATATGGTGCGGGTGGTGGATACATTAATTATACTTTATATAATTATACTTTATATATTAATCATACTACATTAATATTCGTTAGGGTACCAGAAGAATCTTCTACAGACATACTCTTCAAAAGATACAACATATTAAAAAAGATATTAATAACGCTTAAATGAAGATCGATAACAGCCGTAACATATTCATCAACCGGATGTTCCCTACATATATACCACGCATCATACATCAAAATACTACCAAAAAGGATAGATGAACTGAACGAAATGACCGTATTGAGTACACTTCCCATTTGAAACACAAATTGAGTGGCCATCGCAACTAATATACTAGATACACCACCAATTATCCACCCGCGTAGCCACGAAAAATCATACTCACGATTCACGTATGCGTACACAACAACTCCTCCAGATAAACTACCCGTACACAGTAACGCCTTCGCCACAATCATAGGATGATACGCCGCAATGACCATACCGATCAAATATGCGTCAAAAAATGTTAGGGTACTTAAAAGAACTACATTTTCAGGACTCTTATTTTTATTGTAATACAATGCACACAAATTAACGAGACAAAAAAATAAAGCAATTGATACTGCGTATGGGTTTCCATATAGCGCATTTTGTACAGATGGGATAAATAACGGAATACAAGACATCCCAAAAGATGCTAATAGTTGACCAGACACAACCGTAAACACCTTTGTGATGAAAAGATTCCGCTCCTTCATTATTATTGCATAAGAGATTTAATGTCGTTATCATCTAAACGATGAAGTGCTTTTATTGCGGTGGTGCCGTCAATCGTTTCATGTGTAATTAAAAGTTCGCTTACGATATCGAGACTCTTCCCATATTTTTCCAAAGTAAACATCACATTTTTGTATTCATTCGATATGATTTTACGAACTTCTTCATCTACACACCTTTTCGTATATTGCGATGAATCATCCCCTATGGCAAACTTACCAACATCCGAAAATCCAAAACGTTTCACCATGGTCGTCGCAATATTTGTAACAAGTTCAAAGTCAGATACAGCACCGGTTGTAACTTCATCACTTCCGAACAAAATTTCTTCTGCCGCATGACCCCCCAACCCAACACGAATCTTCTTCAATAGATAAGATTTTGTATACCAACCGTCGACTGAATTTTCATCTGGTACGAATATTGTTACACCTCCAGCAGACCCACGCGGAAGAATGGAGACCTTATCGATCTCATCAAAATCATTCGATAGAATACCAATAATCGCATGACCAGCCTCGTGATAAGCAATACGCTTCCTTTGTACATCTGTATATACCCTTCCCGTTGGCAACCCAATAGTCATTTTATCATAGGCTTCGTCGGTGTCTTTTTTATTTATCACTGTACGACCGTTTCTGGCAGCCATGATTGCTGCTTCATTCATTATGTTTTCTAGTTGCGCGCCAGATTGTCCAGCAGTTTTCTTTGCAATGTTTTTCAAAACAACCTCATCATCAAACACCTTGTTTTTCGTATGTACACGCAAAATCTTCTCACGACCCTTGATATCGGGCAGAGGTAGTTCTATGTTTCTATCAAAACGTCCAGGTCGGGTAAGAGCATCGTCAAGAATTTCCACTCTATTCGTAGCCGCTATGACGATCACTCCTGAATTTTCGTTGAATCCGTCCATTTCAGTCAATAGCTGATTCAACGTTTGTTCGCGTTCGTCATTTCCACCAGATGATGCAATTGAACCACCTCTCTTTTTCCCAATGGCATCAATCTCATCTATGAAAAGAATACAAGGTGATACGCTCCTCGCTTTTTCAAAAAGACTTCTGATACGAGATGCACCTACACCTACAAATACCTCGACAAATTGTGATGCAGAACAAGCAAGAAATGGTACATCCGCCTCTCCCGCGATTGCCTTTGCGAGTAATGTCTTACCCGTACCAGGAGGCCCAGAAAGAAGACACCCTTTAGGAATCTTCGCACCACTGTCAGTAAATGCTTCGGGTGTTTTCACAAACGATACGATCTCGTACACTTCATCACGAATCGCATCGATGCCAGCAACATCATCAAATGTAATATCCGTTTTCTCGATTTTAAAATCATTATTCTGTTGCATAAAAGGCATCCCTCCAGCACCTCCAGTTCTTCTACTAATGGATAAAAAGACAATGTAAAATACAATAGGTATCATCAACGTAAAAAACGCGGTGTAGTCGGTATCGTCAATATACAGTTTTACATTATGTTCTGTAATATCAGATAAAACACCTTCGCTTAGTACAATTTTTGAAGAATATGTTTGATTATCGATTGTCACAAGCGCATCACTCGTATTTTTGTTGTAAACTATCTTGTCCACCTTGTCCACCTTAATATCACGAGAAAGCGTCCCAAAATCAATATACGG